TCTCTTATCAGCTTGACTTTGCCAGTATTGAAACTGGTCAGGGTCGTTCTTTGGTTCCATAGTAACTTGAGTATCAGTTGGTTCACCTTCAACTACTTCATGGCTGACAGGAGCAACCTGTTCTTGTGCTTGTCCAAATATTTCGTTAAAAATGTCATCTGAAGTAGCAGTTGGCTCAGTCGTTACGCCTTCTGCTCCTTGCTCATTTACTGTGTCCATTATATTTTCTTCCATTTTATCTCCTATGTTAACTCTCTTCTACCTCTTGTGGTTCAAATATATCATTTTCCATGATATCCATTTCACCAGGAGAAGAGTTCATCAACTGTTGTTTTGCATCGTTCAACCTTGCTTTATAAAGCGTAGTTGCCATATCAGCTCTGTTAGATACTTTATCTAACTCTCCACTGAATTTTTCTACTTCTAGTCGTTTTTTAGCGTGAACTTCTTCACGTTGAGCAGTTTGTAAATCGCCCTTGACTTTCTTTAATTCTTGTTGCAACATTTGTACTTGTTGCATTAATTGTTTCATTTGTCCACTTCGTTCTAATACACCATCTACATCTACAAGTTCTGATTTTTTCAATACTTCTACTTGGTCAATTAATCCCATCTTGTACATATCCATGTAATTGTTTAAAAGTGCCATTCTATTTGTTGGTAATGTAGAACCAGATACTACCACAATATCGTACTTTCCAGTGCCAATATCGTGAAAACGTTTTACATCTCCATTTTCTATTTCTTTATAGAAGTTAAATCGTTCTTCTTTTTCAGTTCCATTAGGTTGTACCAATCTAATTACTTTTTCTTCTGTGTATAATTGCTGCATTAATGGTATTGCAACCTTAGCTACTTGATTTAACATTCCTTCTATATCATCTCTTCTAGATTTAATTCTACGCTGGCCAAACTCGTCAACAACTAATGTACCTCTATATGTCGATGGCGCACTTTTACCACTACCCTGCATTAATTCAAAAATACCAAATCCATATTCTAAATCATATTTGGCATCAGCTTCATTTTTATAAAGCTCATTTGGTAGTGGGACTGGGCCAGCCACAATCGGTGCACCTAACTCTGCATCAAATTCAATAACACTAGTACCTGCCTTACTCCATTCTTGTTCTATTTGGTTTAAATCAGCAGAACCTCTTGGAATCAATAACTTTACATTGGTACTTGTACTAGCGTGTGCAATAATTAATGAACGTATTTTGTTTATATACTCTTGTAAAGGTCTATATAATCTTACATCTGATTCTGGATATGGATTTCTATGATGTATATTCATCAAAGGAATAATAGGATAATCCTCAGTAGGTAACACACGTTCATAAAGTTTTTTATCTCCAACGCTAACTACCATTTTTACTCTACATTGCTCTATTTGATTTGAAACTATAGCTTTTGTACCTATTAACTCCTCTACTGTCATAGGAATTAATAGTGTAGTGCTTCCAGGAATAGAGTTTTCATCTTCTTCCCCTGGAACTCTTACTGGTTTTTGAGGAATAGGGTTTCCCTGTTCATCCATTTGTAAATCTGGTACTTCATAATGGAACATTGGTCCTATAGTTTCTATAATATTAAACATATCTTCAACAGATTCTTCTTCAAATAGAATAATTTCTTCGCCTTTAATGGTTTTTACTTTAACATAATATGTTTTTAAATACTCTTCATATTCTTCTTCTGTAAGCAAATGCTCTTGCTGAGAAAATGGTTCGTAACAATTATAGTAAGAATCCATTTGTTTTGAATAACGTTCTATGTATTGTCTTCTGTTATGTACAGTTTCTGTTCCATCTGTAGTAAATAGTTGCCCTTCAGTAGCTGCTAAGTTTGTAACTGGATAATCATCTGATTCGTCAGGATGCATTGCGGATTGTTCAATAATATCAGTAAACTCTGGATATATTTGCATTGCTTGCTCATCAGTCATATAGGTTGTTACTAAAATATTAGCAGCATCTCTAGCATATACATCTTTTGCATTTGGGTCTATGTACACATCTAATGGATTGATAGACTTGATATATACTTCACCTTTACCCATATCAGCATCAGGGTCTTGATATACTTGAAGAACTCCCATACCACCAACATAGTAATCGTCAATAGCTTGTTTTAATTCTTCGTCTCCAGCAGATATTTGCCATATATACTGAAACAAGTCTGAAAAGACCTTTGCTGTTTCTCTATCTGAATCTTCACGACCAGTAGAACGAAACTGAGGTGAGTTGTATGTTAGAAGGGATTTAGCAGTTTCTACAATAGGATGTATTCTATTTACTACGATTGGTGCTTGACCACGTGCTTCTAGTACGTCACGTTCTTCATTTGTCCATTGTGCACCTGCTCTAAACTCTACAGATTCTTGAAATTTTTGTGCCCATAACTCTCTAGCACTCTTATAATCGTAAAATAACTCTCTAGTTAGTTGTACTTCTTCGTCTATTTCTACCTGGTTTACATCACCAGTTTGATAATCAAAAACAAACTGTAAATCATCTTGACTTTGAGTTCTTGTGCTTTGTACTCTTTTTTGTATCTTTTTTGGCATCTATCGCTATATATCCCTTTGGTATCTCTACCTTATCTAAACTATCTAGTTTTGAAATAAATTCATCAAAGTCTAAATAATACTTGCTTTTTTCCATAAATGTACTATAGCGAAATTACGGGAATTATTTCATTGTTGTCAAGAGAAATCTACAATAATTTCCAACTTTTAGTTGATTTCCTTCTATACCAGGGGTCTTCTTGCATTTCTGGGGTAGAATCATGGGTAGGTCTATAACAATTCTTGTTTGCATAAAAGAATCCATCTAACAAGTCATCGTGCTTACCACGAGGATATAATGTTAGTTCATCTATAAATGCTTGCATATTTTTTTGAATATACACTTTTTTATTAGCAAACAATGGTTGTAAGCTCTCTAATCGATACGATTTGCTAGTTCTAGGGTTTTCTTTTATTTCAAGTCCAGGAATAAACATTCCTAGTTCTTCTGCTTTTTCTTTAATGTATTGTCTCAACATTTCCTGATATCCAACAGATTCAATCCTTGTTTTAGCACTTTTGTAATTTTTAAAGTTATTGATAATGGAATCAGCTAAATCTAAGGGAGTCGCTCTCTTTCTGTAATACGG